GGCGCTATATCAAGCGCAACCGAATCGAAGTGCACAAGCATCTGGTCGAGCAGGATGGCTACAAGGTTAGGAAGACCTTCCTGCTGACCGAGCCTTCCTTATATATCAAGGAGATGGCAGACTGCCAAGCCAGGAACCTGGTGCCTGCCGGCTTTATTGAGATCACTCTCAAGGTAGATGGCAAAGACCTGCACAGCGCTTTGATCTACAAATACAGCGAGGAGGACAAGCATGAGCATCTATGATGAGATTGATCCCCTGACCTACGCGGAGCTCTATCAGAGCATCTATCCTGATTGGAAGGGTAAGCAGGATTTGCTTAACCAGATTGGGAAAGGCCAGGAGATTAAACCTAAGCCGACTCCCAAGCCAGTTCCGGCTGTCACAGCGACTGATAGCAACATACTTGACGACAGTATCGTTCTGGAAGATGAGCCAAGCGCTCCCAGCGATCCTGAAGAGGAGTACATCGACTTTACTCCTCAAGAGCGGGTACCAGTCAAATACGATAACGAAGCCAAGCTGCTGGGCTACTTCTGTACCACGGTGCTGGAGCGGCTCCAGCATAGCGAGTCCAAAGGCCGGGAGTGGGAACTGCTCACTAAGGAATACAATAACGGTAGCCTGGCTCCGGAACTCTATGCTTTGAAAGGAAAGCGCACCGAACGGGCCTTACGCCTCTGGCTGGGACGCTATGAACAGAGCAAGCAGGATATGTATGCCCTCCTGCATGGCAACCGCTATCAGAAACGGCAACGCAAGATCACCGAACTGGAAGGCAAGGTGCTGCTGGCAATCCTGCTGCATCCCAACCGGATCAGCATCGGCAGCGCTCTCAAGTTCCTGAAAGCCAAAGCCGAGTCCGGACTGATCGACTCACCCAGTTCGGTACCAACGCTTAGACGCTGGGTCGAAGAGTGGCGGGATGACAATCTGGCGATCTGGGAGCAAGCCAGGCAGGGCAGCAAGTTCGTAGCTGAACACATCATCAAGACCATCCACCGGGATAGCAGACTATTGAGCGTGGGCGAAGTTTGGGTAGCCGATGGGCACACTCTGGCCTTCGATATCCTCAATCCCAAGACCGGGAAAGCGCAACGCATGACCATGATCATGGTCTTCGACTGGGCATCCCGATACCCGGTGGGTGCCACTCTCGCCTTTACCGAGGACAGCCAGCACATCCAGGCTGCCTTCCGCAATGGCTTCCTCAACTGGGGAGCTCTGCCCCAGTATGTCTATCTCGATAACGGCAAAGCCTTCAAGAGCAAGCTGTTCCACGAGCAGTGGGAAGGGCATGACCTGGCTAAGGAACTGGGTGGCATCTTCCCCAAGTTAGGGATCAAAGCGCAGTTCGCCGAAAGCTACAATGCCAAAGCCAAGATCATCGAGCGGTTCTTCCGGACCTTCCAGGAGCAGTTTGAACGCTTCATCAGCAGCTTCCGGGGAGCCAATATAGCCGATAAACCTGCCACTCTGATGCGTAACGAGAAGTGGATCAAGAAGCTCTATACCTGCGAGCCGCCCACCACTGAAGAAGCGATGCAGATGATCGGCTACTATATCAGATACGTATATGGCATCACCCCTCACCGGGGATTGGATAACCGCAAACCCTGGGAGGTGTTCAACTCGGCTCCCAAACCTCAGGACAGGCTGGTCAATCCCTCTCAGCTCAACTTCATGATGCTGAGCGTGGAGCGTAAAGCCATCCGCAACGAGGGCATCGTGCTGAACAAGCTGAAATACTGGCATCCCGCTCTGGTCTTTCACATGGGTAAACCGGTAATAATCAGATACGATCTGGCTGATGCGAGATGGGTACTGGTCTATGACGAGGCGGATGTCTTTATCTGCCAGGCTTCCCTGCGCCAGACCCAGCATCCGTTCATCCAGGCCGATCTGCAGAACAGCAAGTCGCATAAGGAATACCGTCAGGAATACACCCAGATCAAGAAGCTGCAGCGGCTGACCGAACAGCGGACCCAGAGCTTCGTGCGCAGCAATCAGGAATCGGTGGATAAGCTGCTTAAGAGCTATATGAACGAGATTCCAGCTGAGAACAATCCCACCTTCCTGCAAGCTCCCATGATCGAGGCTCCCGCCCCGGGTCCGGAAGAGGAGATCGCCAGGCTGGAACAGATAGTAATCGAACAGGAGAAAGCAATAGCCGCCAGCCAACCTGAACAGACCCACAACGATCAAAATCAAGCTGTTGCCGAAGGATCAACTGAGTTCGATCCCTTCGACAATGAGGAGTTCAAGAAAATGCTCAAGACGATCGGAATCAAATAAGGAGGAATAGATGAAGCAAGGTAAACTTGTTCCGATCCACAATGTCCAGAAAGCCGATGAGTGCATCGACTTCCTGCTTAAGCGTCCCCGCCTGGAGATGGTGGGACTGGGTATGCTGTATGGCAGGCCCGGCCTCGGCAAGACCACCTATGCCAGCCGTGCTGCCTATGCCCGTGGCTACGTGTATATCAGACTGGAAGCCACGACCACTCCCAAAACCTTCGCCAAGGAACTGCTACAGAATCTATACAGAAGCCTGGGTATGGGTGATTATCTCCCCGTGGGTACTACCAACAACATCTACAAGCAATGTATCCAACTGCTCCTCGATAATGAGGATACCGTCATCATCATTGATGAGATCGACTACGCCTTCCGCTATCCTCAGTTACTCGGATCGGTCAGAGATCTGGTGGATGAGACTTTAGCAGTGGTGATCCTGGTGGGCATGCAGAACGCCATGGATAGGCTTAACCAGATCAATGCTTACTACTTTGACCGCTGTAACTACTTCTACGAGTTCGAAGCGGTAAGCAAGGATGATATTAGAATGTTGGGCACCGAACTGATGAATATTCCCTGCCCGGAGTCCCTGGTCAATTACATCCACTTCAACGCAGCCGGGAACCTTAGGAAAGCCATCAAGATCATGCACATGCTTGAAGTCAGCGGTAAAATCAATCCTATCCAAGCCATGAACCATATTTAGGGGGCATTATGAACGAGCAAAGCATTATAATCGACCGCTTCGTAGACCGCTTCGTCAGCTACTTCAACTTAGATCTGATCTGTGAGTGCACCGGAGTAGACCGGGATGTGGTTCAGGAGCGCCTTAACCAACTCCTTACAGGCAATGTGATCCGCAAGGTATCCAAATATGAGGATATCTATGTAACCAACCGGGGCCGCTATAATATCAATGTAGCAACCATTTACTGCGGCAACTGGGTATTCGACCTTAAAGCCTGCCAGGATATCTGCTTCCTGCTTGAAAAGAGCCAAATAAAGAGCATCCGACAATTGGCTTCCAAGATGCAGCGCAGCCGTCAGTGGGCTTATCTCTACCTGGAGGCACTGATCTCCGTCGATGCGGTGGGTATATGTAAGTCAGGTTATTATACCAAGGACATAAGCATGATCTGCAAAGTCGGCTCGGTGATCAAGAAAGGCATCATTAGCGAGAAGCGGGCTGAGTGCGGCATCCAGCCTCAGAGACGCCGTAAAAAAACTACTAAAACTACTAACCACAAGTAAAGAGCGAGGGCATTCTATGACTCAGGAACAACGAGAACGCAAACTACGCCAAGAGATACATGGCCTGCGGGTCAAGAAGTTCCACTGGCCGCTTGAAGCATTCAAGTTCATCATCAAGGGCTTGGGCTATGGCGAATCACTTAGGGCTTTGCCGGAGGATCGCTTAACTGAATTAAAAGCACTTCTGCTCAAGTACCGTAAGCATGGCAGACCCCAAATCTTTAGCTTCGACCGTCAGGGCAAGTATATGTTCTATCTCATGAAGACTGCGGGATGGACCGAGTCCCAGCTACGGGCATTTACCATCCAACACTATTCCAAAAGCCACTGGAACCTACTCAACAAGAAGGAACGCAGAGCTGTGATCGCAATGCTGCAGAACTACATCAAACAGAATGAAAATAAAGCCAAAAATACAACCAAGAAGGAGACATCTAATGGACACACCCAAAACCCCCAAGGCTAAGAAGCCCATTCCCACCAGAGTTGACGCTAACGGACAGAGCATTCCGGTCTCGATCATCAGGCCGGAGATCCTCAAGCAGGACTCTATCGTAACCAAGACCATCAACCGGGCGATCAAACTGCATGACCGCATAGTAGCAGACAAGAATCAGTTCTTTGAAGATGTGGAACTCTATCTCCAGCAGGTAGCCGAGAAGAACGGACTGGATTGGAAGGGCAATGCCGTCCTCAACAGCTTTGACGGCAAATATAGAGTTGAGATCAGATTCAAGGAACGCATCCAGTTCGGCATCGAACTCCAACTTGCCAAGCAGAAGATCGATGAGTGCATCAAAGCCTGGTCAGCCGACTCCAACGTCAACCTCCGAGCCATCATCAGCGAAGCCTTCCAGGTCGATAAGAAAGGCGAAATTGCCAAATACCGTATCCTGCGTCTGCGCCGCTACAACATCAAGGATCAAACCTGGAAGGAAGCTATGGAGCTGATCGACCAAGCCATCCAGGTAGTTGCTACCAAGCAGTACATCAACTTCTATGAACGTGACGAATCAGGCCAGTTCCACCAGATCGTCCTTAACTTCCCATCTCTGTAAGAAACAGTGGCAAAGTAATGCATCTCAATTTGATAAAAGTACAGGAGAATGAATAATGGCATATATGAATACCAAAACTACAGAGGTTTTAGAGACAATGAGCATCTTCAATGATGAACGCAACTACCGCACGGATGAGATAGCCGATATCCTCCGGGTTGACCGCTCCAGCGTATATCGCTGGATACGGGACATAGATAACCCTCTGCCTGCTTTCCGTACTAAAGAGAATGGTCAACTGCGCTGCAAGGGCAAAGACCTTAACGCCTACTTAGATAAATACAAGGTTCGCCCTGAGTATGAGTAACAGCCGTGAGTTCCGCATCAAGCGGGACAACTGCAAAGAAGCCTATCTGAACGGCAAGACCGATCCCACTGAGCTGGCGGTGATCTTCGGAGTTTCCGACATCACCGTCCGTAAGTGGGTCAAGAACGGCAAGTGGGACGAACTCTTCAAAGAAGAGAATCAGCTCGACCACGAGATCGCCATAGCCCGCAAGAAGGCACTCATTCAAGCGCTCCGGGAGTATGCCAAGAATCCTGCCGATACAGCCATCCAGAGTTTGGTGAGCATGATGAAGCAGGATCAGAAGGACCGGCAGCCATCCAAGGAACTGAACGATTACATCGTCAAGTTCCTGGATCAGGTTACCGACTTCATGATCGAGAAAGGGCACGAGACTATGCTGAAACAGTTCCAGGGCATAGTCCTTGACCTTGCCGAGTACTTAAGAGTTAGAAATGGATAATATTACAGCCACGGACATGGTTGCCTCCAAGCCTACCCTCCAAGCCCAAACCTGCCAAGCGGAGCCGTCGCCTCCGGCTCCGCACTTTCATGGTTACCCTCCGAAACCCCGGGGTCCCCGACTCCCGGCTTGCCGGGGGTTGGGGTGATTCCTGGTTATGTCTAAGAAGTTCATTCAGCGACATAACAAGGCACTGGCGGAGATCGCTTCAAAAACGATCTCCGTCTTGCCTTTTATAGACGATAATCCTGAAGCCAAGACCGACAGGATCAGGCGAACCACCGGAGAAGGCTGGGATGCCTTCTCGTTCTTCTGCCATACCTATTTCCCGCATATCTTCCCCCTACCTTTTTGCCCAGCGCACGAGACCATGTTCGATGAGACTGATAAGGGCTCAGGCATCATCGCCATTACCGGGTTTCGTGGGCTGGGCAAAACGGTACTCATGGGAGTGGTCTATCCTATCTGGATGATCATCAAAGGTGAACGCTATGTGATCCATACAGCCGCAGACATAGATCTGGCACAGGAGCGCACTGCCTTCACCTTGCATGAACTGCAGAACAATAAGCGGCTCACTATGGACTATCCGGAGCTGCAGCCTATGGACGCCTTTGATCTGGACTTCTATCTCAAGAATAAAGCCAGGATCAGAGCCAGAAGTATCAAACAGTCCCATAGAGGTACTATTAATCCCAAGACTGCTAAGCGGCCCGGACTGATCGTCTGTGATGATATCGATAAAGAAGAGAACATGGGTAACCAGTCCATCGGTAAGAGACGCATGGAGAAGATCACCCAGGAGCTTGCCGGAGCACTCTCTCCGGAGGGTAATGGCAAGATCGTCTGGCTCGGAAACCTGGTGCATCCCAATTACTCCATCTGCCAGTTTCAGGAGCTCATATTAGGCGAAATGCGAGCCGATAATCCAGATTTGGATTTGGGATACCAATCAGTACTGAAAACGCACCAAAAAGCGATTTTGCGCTTTTCCCTCGAAGATCAGCATGGTAAGTCCACATGGGAGGCACAATACCCTACTGCCACTCTGCCAAACCTGAGAGCCAAGTTCGGTCATAACGGATATCAGAGAGAGATGCTTGGACAGCCGGTAATCGAAGGGAATATCTTCAAGAACCACTGGTTCACCAAGTACAGAACCCTGCCGGAACCATCACAGATGAAGCGGGTCTGGCTCTATGCAGATCCTGCCTGGGGAGAGAAGGGTTGTTACAAGGCTGTCATCTCCATTGGTTACGATGGAAATCGTTTCTACGTGATCCATGTCTGGATACGTCAGACCGAGAACACTAAGTTCTTCAGATACTACTATGATGCCTATCAGGAGCTTGATCAAATCTACCGAGTGAAAGCGAGGGCAGCCTGTGAAACCACCTATGGTCAGGCTCGTATCCTTGCCGACTTCGATAGATGGGCTACCGATAATCATCTGCCACCAATATCACATCGCATCAAGCGCATCGATAACAAGGATAACAAGAACCTCCGCATCGAGAGAACCGAGACCATTATCGAGACAGCCAAGGTGCTCTTCCCGGAAGGGCAGGATACACCAACTCTGATCAGTCAGTTCCTCACCTATCCTGATGGCTATATCGATGGCTGTGATGCCTTGGCTGGATGTCTGGAACGCTTCTCGGAATATGATATCGGCAGGAATAGAGTAAAGGTTCGGAGGTTCAGTTTCTGATGAACTACTATGATCAGCTAATGCTTGAATACTACAGAGTCCTCAATAATGCCTGGAAGACTGAGATCAGAGATGCTACACGCCTTGCCATCCAAATGCTGGGTGACATGCCACGAGCCGAAAAGTTCAACAAGGACTCCATAGATAAGCTTATGGGTATCATTAATACTCAACTGGGAGATGACTTCGCAGCACTGGTCAATGAGCCCACCAAAGCGATAATAGACCGCTGTGTGCGGCTCGGACTCAAGGACACGCAAGTGCAAGCTCCAACCAAGACCAGCATCGGGCTCTGGGGCATAGAAGATCAGCATCTCTCATCCACCATCCAGAAACAGCAGTTGTTCTGGATCGGAAACCACTTCGAAGCCGATGTCCGGCAAAACTTTGCAGACACCCTCTCCAAAGCCATCGAGCAGGGCTATACCAAAGAGATGCTTGCCGATACTCTCAAAGACCAGTTCAATGACATTGCCAACCGATCTTCCCATTACTGGCAAGGACTGGCAGAACATACAGCACTCAGAATACGTGAGTTCGGAAGGCTGCAAGGCTACAAGAAAGCTAAAGCCAGATACTATAAGCTCGTGGTAATCCTGGATGACCGCACCAGTGATATCTGCAGGGCATTGGCTGCTCAAGACAAGGTCTATCATCTAAGCGATGCCATCGAAGTGATGGATAACCTCATGGCACTTGATACCAAGTCCAATAGCCTGGATGATGCCAGGGAATACATCAAAGCTCTTGCACCTTGGGTCAAAGACGATCAGATCGAATACGACTCAGAGATGAACCCGGTAGGGGTCTCCGGAGCGCATACTCCTTTCCCGCCATTTCATTGGAAGTGCCGAACAGAAACCCAAATAGTTTGATCCCTTCAGTAGATTAAATTCCTACAACGGCTAATTATATGTACTTCAATAATATGCAATTAGTTTTCGTTCAACTCATACAAAGTGTGTCATGGCTTAGGAACAAAAGTGTTGACAGATTGAGCATACTGTAAGATCAAGGGAAAAAGTTTCTACGCTAGTTCAGTAGCCTAAGTTAATATTGTTGAATTCAATTTTGGGATGCTGTCGGGAGATGTTATGAGCAGTTCAGAGCATTTAATAGTATTTGATTTAGAGTACCATGACAATGTAGAGAAGAAGATACCAGCTTGTATTTTATCAAAAACCCTCTCTGCAGCTCAAAGAATTGTGAATATGATTGCTAATGAGATTGAGGGGATACCCGATAATGAAAGGGAAAGACTGTCTCAAGATCGTTCGGACAAGTATCTGCTCTATATCGATGAATTGAGTGTTGGGTCTGCACATTCAGCATTAAGTGTGGGTGACCCCAAATCTGATGCTTTAGCTCCCGATGATTTAGACAAGGTTTCGATGGGTTTTTACAGACTATCTGAAGGTGTCCAGAAGCAAGACTATGCACTAGTACTGAGTGTATTCGATAACAAAAACAGAAGAATCAAAGCTATGAAGGCCTATAAAGATATCATTCCTGATTATAAATCTGGTATTGGTCTATCTGTAGGTGTTGATTCAAACAAGTTTTTGTTTGATTCCTACCAAGCATCCCACACATTGAACTCTTTTATTCAGAAAGAATTAGAAGAAGAGGACTCAATTATTGCCATAGGAAAACTAAACAGGCTTCTCTTCGATAAGCATGAATTCTATTTTCATTATGCTCCGACAGGTAAGAATATTAAAGCTAAATATACAGATGACGTAGAGAGTTTTCTGTTGAAACATCCAAGAAATTATGTGCAAATCAGTGGTAAAGCAAAACTTAATAGCAATCTGAAGGTAACTCAAATATCAGAAGTGTATATGGTAGATGATGTTGACTTGTCGCCAATTATAATCGAAGATTTTTTCTACGACAGCTATTGTTACAAGATTAGAAAACCACTTACACTAGAGGTATCGTTAGATGAGTCTGAACAGTTGTATTTTGTTTGTTATGATGAGTTAGCTCTTAACGTTGCTTCTGATACTAGAGATGCCTTACTTGAGGATATACATGAAAAACTCGCGTTCTTATGGCTGTTTTATATTGAAACCGATCATGAACATTATGGAGGAGATGTTGAGTTGTTGAGAAGTAATTTACTGAGTTTTATGGAGAAAAGTAATGGGTAAGCCAAAAAGTAAGGTCAAGATAATAGGTTCTTTAGAGAAGAAGGGATTCAGGGCTACTCGAATGAAGAAGCATACCCATTATGTATATTTTGATTTGCACAACAACCCTAGTGTGATTAATACTTCAGTCAGTCATGGATCAAAAAAAGACTTTGGTCCCCCAATCATATCATTCATGGCCAAAGAGTTAAAACTATCGAATCACCAATTTTGCCAGTTTATAGACTGTGACATTTCCCAAGAACAATATGAGAGTATTTTGAAGAGCAGTAACTTTCTCAAGTAAATAACACATGTAGTATTAAAGGGAAATGGGCTACATTATGATTGAAACATCTCGATTTACGAGCCATACTGTGTAATGAGTGAGTTATACAATTCTTTGGATATCATCTTGATAACAACTTTCTGAAACATCTCATCATCCATATACCGGCTCACGATCTTATCATTTTCTTTCAGGCGTTTCATCATCAGGTCTTTGATGATTTGCTGTATCTCCAGCTCAAACTTATCCAGAGGATTGGCTGCGGCAGTTTTGAGCACGCCCTCGTCTCGCATGGCAGTTTCCTTGATCTGCTCAAAGAAGAGCCTGTCCGCTTCGCTGAAGTCCGTACCAAAGCGTTCGTTTAGGGTCTCGATGATCTCGGAGAGGGGCTTATCCTCTTCCTTTGCATTGCGGGTGCCAGTGTCGGTGGGTGATTTTACCTTCACATCCTCACCTTCGGATAAATCGATAGAGCCTTCCATCACCTTCTGCAAGCGATAATATTGCAATTCCACGTCTTTTTCCGGATAGGCATCGCGGCTGTCACTGGGATGAATATGAGGCAACAGAAAACGCCCAAAGCTATACAGCATCTCCTGTTCCTGATCGGTATAGTTGACAAGCTGAGTTACAAAAGAATAAAGGCGGACATAAGCCTTCAGCTTGTCCCGGAATTTATCCCGGTCTTCATCGTTTTCAAACTTCTTATAGCGTTCCACTGCACTCTGTAAATGTTTCTGCAGCGCAGCATGATCGCCACGCTTCTGCTCGGCCAGAGGTTTGTAAAAGACCCTGGCAAATTCCACAACTTCCTGCCAGCTATAGACCTGCATCTGGTTTAGCTCATGCTTCAGCTCTTCCAGATGCGAGGGATCGGATTCGGTTTCCAGTTCTGTAACCGTGTAATAGGGCTTAAAGGCAGCCAGGATATCCTCTGCCTTGTTCACAAAATCCAGCACAAAGGGTGCTTCCTTGCCGGGATAAATCCTGTTCAGACGGGAAAGCGTCTGCACAGCCTGCACCCCATCCAAACGTTTATCCACATACATGGCACAGAGCAGGGGTTGATCATAGCCGGTCTGGTATTTATTGGCCACCAGCAGGATCTGATAATCCTCACTGCCAAAGCGGTCTTTGAGCTGTGTTTCGGAAATATGCCTGCCGTTCTTGTAGTCGATATTCATCCCGGGCTCGGTGTATTCCAGTTCTGTTTCCGGATCGATCACAGTGCCGCTGAAGGCTACCAGCGGATGAACATCCGTATAATGATGCTCGCTCAAGTACCTTTGAAAAGCCAGTATATAGCGCACTGCTTGCAAGCGGCTGTCCGTCACCACCATCGCTTTGGCTCTGCCTCCAATAAGCGGCATGATGCAACTTCGAAAGTGCTCAATGATGATCTCCGTTTTCTGGCTCACATTGCGGGGATGCAAGCGCATGAATTTGCAGAGCTTTTTAGCTGCCTTTTTGGCAGGCATGCTGGGATCATCCTCAGTCTTTTTGATCATCTTAAAATAGGTGCTGTAGGTGGTGTAGCGCTGCAGCACATCAAGGATAAAGCCTTCTTCGATGGCTTGGCGCATGCTGTAGTTGTGGAAGGCTCTGCCTCCGGTGCCGAAAAGCTCGATTGTCTTGCCCTTGGGGGTGGCCGTGAAGGCAAAGAAGCTGAGATTGGGCTGCTGCCCACGGGACTCCATCACCAGGTTAAGTTCGTCCTGCCAATCCTCCACTGATTCAACTTTGGATGCTTTGTCGCCCAAGATCTGTTTCATGCCCCGCGCAGCTTCCCCTGTCTGGCTGCTGTGGGCTTCATCCACTATGATGGCATAACGCCTGCCAGCGATCTTCTTTTGCCAGGTCTTGGATTTTAAGAGTGCCGCTTCATCCGGCATATCTGTATCTTTGGCGCCCGCAATGCGCAGCAAGCCTTTCAGGATGAAGGGAAACTTCTGCAGGGTGGTAATCACGATCTTGGTGCCGTCCACCAGCGCATTGGCAAGCTGTTTGCTGCCTTCTTTGATGGGCGCCACCACACCCGTGGCATGCTCGATCTGATATATTGCATCCTGCAACTGCCTATCCAGCACCACGCGATCTGTAATCACGATCACGCAATCAAAAATCAACTTGTCTTGTTCAGTGTGCAGATTTGCTAAACGATGCGCCAGCCAACTGATACTATTGGTCTTGCCACTGCCAGCGCTATGCTGGATCAGGTAGTTCTTGCCCGCCAGATCGCTTTTTACTTGCAACAACAGCCTTCGTACGGAGTCTAGTTGGTGGTAGCGAGGGAAGATGAGGCGCTCGTCTTTCTTGTTTGCGTTCTCGATAAAGATGAAACTGCCCACGATCTCCAGCAGGCTCTCCGGCTGTAGCACCTCTTCCCAGAGATAAGCGGTCCGGTGTCCCGAAGGATGGATGGGATTGCCTTTGCCGCAATCCACGCTCTGGGGGTTGCTCCCGCGGTTAAAAGGCAGAAAGAAGGTCTTGTGCTTCTGCAAATGCGTGGTCATATACACTTCATCTGTATCCACGGCAAAGTGCACCAGAGCACCCGTTTTGAAGCTCAGAAGCGGTGCAGAAGGGTCTCTGTCTTCCCGGTATTGCTGGATAGCATGCTTTACATTCTGTCCCGTGCCGGGATTTTTGAGCTCAAGAGTGGCTACTGGTATGCCATTGATCGCCAGCACCATGTCAATGGACTGATTCTTGTCGGGATGGTAAAAGACCTGGCGGCAGACCTGAAATGTGTTGCATTGGTACAGCGCTTCCGCTTCCTTGCTGAGGGTGTGGGCCGGACGGTAGTATGCCAGCTTCAGCGTCTTGCCATGAAACTTGAAGCCATGCCGCAGGATGTGCAGTGTCCCCTTGCTGAGGCGTTCCTTGACCAAGGCTTTGACGATCTGCTCCGGCAAGAGTGTGCCATTGAGCTTCTCAAGCTCTGCCCACAGCGTAGGCTGGCTTTGAGACAGGAAAGATATCAGCTCTTCGGGAAACAAGTCATGGGTGGGATCAAAGGTGGTATTGACAACGGTAGTCCAGCCAACATTCATGACGGACTCGATATAGGCTTCAAAGGCTTGTTCATTGTGCTTGGGCATCGTGGCCTCGCAAATCTATTTTACCGGTGACGGCATGGTGAATCAGGGAAGCACGGTATTCGCGGAGGAGAGAGATGGATTCCTTCAACTTCTCACTAATCTGTGTGTTTCGCAAAATCTCAAGATCAATATATGTTATGATATCCTTTTGCTCTTCGATTCTTGGTAGAGGTAGCTTGAAAGAAGATAACCTTTCTCGATTCAGTTCTTTAAAAGTAGATCCTTGTCCCAAAGCATCAAGTACTGCTTTACTTGATAACAAAAGGTAATATAAATAGTCACTTACGATACTACCCTGTGGAACTAAGATTCTACAGCCTTGATTACAACACATATCATTGAGAGTTAATGCTACATGTCCAATAGGAGCCCTTGTTGATAACACAATGCTATTGCCAGGTGCGATAGTGGTCCCACAGCTTTGATAACCTTCTTTAGTGATCTGACGATTTGTGGAACATAGATACTTGTCATTTAGTGACCCTAAGTCGTCAGGAGTTGCCCACAGGATGTCTCCATCCCAAAAATCTGGCTCTGAACTTGATGGTGTCGATCCATTAACTACTTTCGCTATATGCTTTATCGAAGTAATTCTCCAATGCTCCGGCACCTCTCCCAACCACTCAATCCCGGAATCTCTCATTGGGACATTGGCGTCCAGTCCTTTGGTGACGGCTTGGGTGATAAGGGCGATGCGTTTTTCTTTCAGCAGCTCGATCATCCGCTCTTTCTTCTGAATCAAAGCATCGATCCGCACCGTCTCTCGGTCAAGGAAAGCAGCAATGGCTTGCTGCTCATCTGGGCTTGGGACAAGTATTGGGTTTTCTTTAACTTGCCTTACCGTTAGCTGAGGTATTGCAGTGTTATCGAATTCGTAAAGCTTCGATCTAAGTCCGATTTGATACCAATAGACGAAATTTGGATTGATCCTGCCAGGATTTAGGCTTCTTGCATAAATTGTTGTTTGGGTACAAGTACACTTTTCTGCTACCAGTTTTACATGTCCAATTGAATTACCACGAGCTGGAATAATGAAATCATCTTTATTGAGAATAACATTCGGATTGTCTATGTAACCCAAGATCTCAACATACTCAGTAGCACTATAGACAGGAGTAGCAGCTTCATCTGATAAATCTTCTTTGAGGATTGTATTCCCCATTGAAGAAGCATAAAAGTGCTTGAATTTCTTCATATCCCAGTGTTCAGGGATTTCTCCCACCCACAATATCCCACAATTCTTAAGATTTGTTTTCTTCTTATATCCGACCACGATTGCCTCTGTACGATAACTGATTCTTTGATTTTCCAATTAGTTTCTGATTGATACTGACTCTTTTTTCCATCTGTTTTTCAGTTAATACTCTTTTCTTATATGTATTGTAGTAAAACCCATACTCCCAGTCGTTAAGCCATCCTCTCTTTTTCATATATTCGATGGATTCACTGTTTAGTGATTTTGTGTTATTCTTAGATATGCGCTTAAGTGCTGAGAAAATCCGGTCTGATGGTAATCCTAAGAACTTTTTAACACAAACATTGCCTACGATTGTCTCAGCCCCATTGAGCCTGTTTCGTAACACACAAACCTCAATGATGGGAAAATGGCCACATAGGCAGGTTGTAGGTTCATCTTCTTCATATACTTCACTTAACACCCACTCATTTTTAGCTGACTCCCAAGTATTGGAATTACTTAGAGCAATGATCTCTTTGGTCAATCTTGTTGAATTGTGCTCTTTCACTTTCTTGAGACCATTGATAACAGATCCGTAATCTCTTTCTCAATACATGATAGTTCTATATCTATCTCATCCAGGGAGCGCGGCGGAGTATAGACGTAGAAATGGCGGTTGAGCGGTATCTCATAGCCGATCTTGGTCTTGCTGTGGTCGATCCAGGCATCAGGCACATGGGGCAGAACCTCTCTTTGGAAGTAAGTCTCAATATCTTCCTTCAAGGGGACGTTCTCGGTGTCCCGCAGTTCCGTATCCGCTTCGGCCTTGCCTTTGGAATCGGTGCAGATTTTGGCTGTTTCATCCCGCTCGGAGAGGGCTTCCAGGATTGCTTTCTGTTCCGGAGCGGCCAAAGATAAGTGATACTGAGTAAGGGTTTGTTTCAGTGCTTTTTGAAACTGCTCCCGGTTCTGGTAGACAAAGCTGCTATCCATACTGCGCAGGGCTGTCTTGATCTTATCCTGCAGGGCTTTACCGGCCTCAATCTCTTTACACTTTTCAAAGGGGTCTTTCTTTTTGCTTTCCGCAAGTTTGGCAAAGGCAGAGATGCCATCCAGACGGGCAATGCGCTCCGCTGTGGCTTGGAAGTTCAGACGCAGGGGACGCTCCACGGTAATCTTGTGGTAGCCAAAGTCTGCGTTGTCGAAGATCTTGCTGACAAAGGCCGTTTTGCTCTCTCCGTTACTTTCAAACTCCAGTTCTTGATTGTGGATAAAGTCGCTGTGGATGCGGGTGATCAAGCTAATATGGTCAAAGCGGTTGTCCTCGCCATCGCCGATGACGTTGCGTTTGTTGCCCAGACTCTTACGCATCTTATGGTAGAACTGGCGGGCATCGATGAGCTGGATTTTACCCAGGCGGTGAGCTTCCTTTCTGTTGGTGATGATCCAGATGTAGGTGCTGATGCCGGTATTGTAAAAAAGCTGATCCGGCATGGCGATGATGGCTTCCAGCCAGTCGTTTTCGATGATCCATTTGCGGATGTTGCTTTCTCCGCTGCCTGCATCACCAGTGAAGAGAGGAGAACCGTTGAAGACAATGCCGATCCTGCTGCCGCCTTCCTCAACTGACCTCATCTTGGATATCATGTGCTGCAAAAAGAGCAGGGAGCCGTCGTTGATACGAGGTAAACCTGCCCCAAAGCGTCCATTGAAGCCGAGGTTTTCATGCTCGTCGGTGATGGTCTTTTGCTGCTTTTTCCATTCCACCCCAAAGGGGGGATTGGCCAGCATGTAATCAAACTTATCCGAGGCAAAGCCATCCTGCTCGAAGGAGCAGCCGTAGTGGATAGCCGCATTTTCTCCTTTGATCAGCATGTCTGAGCAGCAGACGGCATAAGACTCTTTATTCCAGTCCTGGCCAAACATGTGGGGTTTGGCATCGCGGTTCAGTTCTTTGATATAGGTTTCGGCGGCGGTGAGCATACCTCCGGTTCCGCAGGCGGGGTCAAAGATGGTCTTTACCACATGGCTCTTGGCGAGGTCTGCTTCCGGGCTGAGGAGCAGATTAACCATCAATTTTATAACTTCCCGGGGTGTGAAATGCTCTCCGGCTTCCTCATTGGATTGCTCTGCCCCGATGCGGATGAGTTCTTCAAAGACAAGCCCCATCTGCATGTTGTCCACAGCCTGGGGGCTCAAATCGAGCTTGTCATCCACAAAGTCTTTGATAACCAGATAGAGCAAATTGGCATCCTGGAGGCGGGCGATCTGCTCTGAGAACGCAAAGTATTCGATGATCTTCTGAACGTTGGGGGAGAAGTCGTTGATGTAACTCTGCAGGTTGATGGCGATGTTCTCCGTATCGTCCAGCAGCTTTTTCATGTCCAGCTTTGATTTGTTGTAGAAAGGAACGCCAGTGATCCTGATCAGACTCTCTGAAACGATGTTATCCGACTTGCCATACAGATGCGGAAGCTCTGCCAAGACCTTGTCTTTTGTAGGAGCGAGGATGCAGTCAAAACGGCGAAGCACAGTGAAGGGAAGGATAACCTTACGGTATTCGTTGCGTTTGTAGGGTCCGCGCAGTAGATTGCAGATACTCCAGATAAAGGATGCTATTTGGGAGTGGTTCTGGCTCATTGACCTTTCCTTTTACGTTCAGATTCAACGAAGCCTACCTGTAAATCTTTACATGGTTCATATCCCGCAATTTTCATAGCAGCTCTACATTGCTTTACGATGCCCGTCGCCGACATTCTTCCTCTTGAATACATACCATTTATCAACCTTATATCCATACTATCAGTCCTTTTCGTAAATAGCGCTAGGCTATCCGATAAGGCAAGTGCAGGATTCTTCTCAAGCAAATAGTTGAAAACATGCTTCTTAATCTCCCACCAGTGTTTTACTGGAGTGGTTATGCCACCAACTACAACTACCCTTGCTGATTTGTAACTGTAATCCTGTAACACTGTGAAGTCAACCTCACCTAGTATAGGCGGTTCCTGTGTTTTTCCTTTATTTCCCGGGGGAACAAGCGGAAAAACTACTGTTGGGGCTTGCGTTACTTTGGGTATTTTTTTATCCCACAAGCTCGCTATTTCGGATTCGTCCATCTCGTATGCATGCTGATTCTTTAATAGCTGGGATGCAATTGTGAATTTCTGCAAGCCAGTTTTCCTTGCTATTTCCTCTGCTTCACTTTTAACAATACTAAGTTTTTTAATCCTGGCGATTTCTTCAAAAATGGCTTCAGCAGATTCCACAGCTTGCTTGCGGAAGTTATCTCTTCTCAGCACTTGGTCAAACACCGTGCAGATCGACTCGATATCATCACGTAATAGATCAATTTCGCTAAACAAACTGGTCTCGAAAGCGCCACCAATCGAGGGCAAATAAAATCGCCAGATAATTCCATCCGTTAACACGCTTATTGCCGACTTATCCCACCAATTGTACCTCTTGAGTTGGATTTCACCTGAGACAAGCTCGCTTTGGAGTTTATAGGGTGTTTTAATTTCAATGAATACTTCTGCAATGTCTGAGTTTTTCTCTGGAAGTATCAGAGCTACATCTACTCTTCCCCGTAGATCTACAGTCACTTCCTGAGGTGGATATCTTTTTACGGGGTATTCAGTGTAAAACTCTTTAGGATTCCAGATATCCCAGCCAAGTTTTTGGCATACTCTCCCTACCAAGGAAAAACGCACATGTTGTTCATCCTTGAATGCATTGTCCGTAAAGAGTTTACGGATGTCTTCTATTGTCTTTTTCACCTATCCCTCACTGTGTAACTTTCTTTTTTCTCAAGGATATGCAATGATGATTTTTGTCAACCCTAAAAACTGTCTCATCCTTGCCCATCCTGATTTGTCAGCATACAGGGTAGTGCTTTCCTGGCTCCGGATCAATGATCAAATCTGGTACCAAGGAGAAAGCATGACCGAAGCGTTGATGAAACGAATCAAAGCTCAGTTAGTCAGACATGAAGGTCTTCGACTGAAGCCATACCGCTGCACTGCAGGGAAACTAACCATCGGTATCGGCCGTAATCTCGATGACCGGGGTATCTCCCAGAAAGAGGCTTATGCTATGCTGGAGAGAGATATCCAAGACTGCGAGCAGTGGTTGAATGATGAGATACCAGAGGTTTACAATAAGCTCGACGAGGTCCGCCAGTCGGTACTGCTCAACATGTGCTTCAACCTGGGCATCAAGGGGCTTCTGGGTTTCAACAACACTCTGGCTTTCATTGCTGCCAGAGACTGGGAACGAGCCGCCAATGGCATGCTGGCCTCCAAGTGGGCGAAGCAAGTGGGAATGAGAGCCATAGAACTATCGGAGCTGATGAGGAAGGGCCAGTGATTCCTATCCCAGTCGAGACCGATGCCATGCTCGCCATCCTCAACCTGCCCAAGGAGATGTCCAATAATGGCATCTTCAAGGAGCATCAGGGCCTGGTTCTGGAGATAATCCACTCACTGGTTCTGCAGGAGCACTTTGATCGGGCAACTCACGAAGATATGCCGGAAGAGGAGCCTTTCCTGATTTCTTTTCGTTTTGGGTTCTCTTTCCTGATGCTGCACAGTACTTGCGAGTTTCTCAATTTGAAGACCCTGGGCGAGGGAATAGTCAAGACTGTAGGTTTAGACCAGTCCGCGACCGAACTGCTCACAGGGAGCGAAATAGACGCATTCAAAGCCAACCTTGAGCTGAGAGCACTCACCATCCTGCAAGCCTATCTCAATCCTGCAGGTATGGATCGACTGAATGAACTCAAGCCCAGACAGCCTCGCCCTATTCGAGTGGGAGTTATCTGATGCCTAATCGTGATCTTACTTCTCTTGAGGAGCTGATGATCGAGATCTACAGGGCAATCTATGTCGCTCTGGAGAGCAGATTGCATTTGATCGGTTCTGTGATCGATGCCGAGTCCCGCAAGGAGATACTGGCTCAGCAGATTTACGATAAAGGCGACTTCTATGGCAATACCGGTTATCTGCTCCAGACCACTGATACAGCCATGATACTGAGAGTAGGTTCCAATGTGCGTCATGAGCCTTTCGTTTTGGGCGGTAAAGTGCCTTCCTGGACTCCAATCGCTCCACTTATAGCTTGGGTCGAACGCAAGCACCTGTCTTGGACTGATAAAGAGACAGGTAAAGCTCTGACTGTAGCCGAGATCGCCTATCTCATCCGGGGCAAGATCAAGCGGGAAGGCATTGCCGCCCGTAATGTGTTCGCACAGATAATCGCTAACCGGGAGCAGTGGATCTATCAACAACTTAACTCAATCGAGGTAAGTCTATGACCACGTTGGAGAAGTTCACCTTCCAAAGGGACCGCATAGCTCAAGCTTTGAACCTGTCCGGGATCACCGAAGTGCTATATAACAAGGACAATATCCCCAAGATCCTGCCTTGCGCCATCCTGATCCTCGACTCTGAGACAGGTAAGCATGGCACTTCCCGCCAGTATGTTGATACCGATATCGCATGGACAGTCTTCATGATCGTCAATGCCCAGAACGCGAGTGACCCGGATGCCATTCTCTACGCTTTCAAAGAGAAGTTCCGCTCTTATTATCTGAAATTGATGAACCGGGACCTGCCTAGTGTGGAATACTATACAAGCCGCATCGATGGTACCCGTTTGGTCAGGATTGCCAAGATTGACCTGCTGAAAAGCGGCACTGGAGCCTCTTCATGAGAGTGATGCGACTCGGTGCCTATAACTTGGCGATCAGTTCGGCTGCTGATCTCTTGGATACCAAGTACAAGCCGGAACCCATAGATCTATCCAAGTTTCAGCGGATCGGTAAGCAGTTGGTAACCAAGGCTGCTGAGACCAAGAAAGTGGTCTCCCAACCCTATTCGATGAGCAACCTGCTCAACCTCTTAGATACCGATGAATACCACTCCGGCTGTATCGATGCCCTAACTATGGCTACCGTCATGCAGTTTGATTGCAAGAACAGCCAGGTCAAAGAATGGATGGAAGCAGCAGAGTTCCCGGCCTGCGAAGACCAGACTACGATACTGGCAGAACTGATGAAGTTCTATCTTGCCTGCGGTAACGGCTTCCTGATAAAGATGCGTAACGCCCAAGGCCAGTGGATGGGACTGGAACGCATGCTTCCCAGTGAAGTGCAGATCGTAGAGAACTATGACGAGTTCGGCTTCTTCAAGCCTAACTACATCCAGGTCAAGAACAATCAGAAGAAGGACTTTGCCTATGAGGACATCATCCATGTGAAGAAGTCAAGCCATAGATCAAATGCCTGGGGCCTGGCTTGCCTGCCCATCGCCATCAACATCGAGATCTTGGGCGAGATCAAGACCTTCGACTACAACAACTTCAAGAACGGCCTGATGATCGATTACTTCGTGATCGTAGAAGGCGGTACGCTCAGAGACGGCACCGTAACAGACGAACAGGGCAATGAAGTCCTGACCGATGCCTATACCGAGATCGAGAAAGCGCTCACCGAGGTCAAAGGCAATGCCAAGAGTCACTCCACTGTGCTGATCGAGAGTGAGAGCCGGGACGTGAAGATACGCCTCGAACCACTGCGTCAGCAAGACCGGGAAGGCGGATTCCTGGGGCTCAAGAAAGATCTCAGGGAAGGCATCCTCGCCTATCACCGAGTTCCTGCCAGGATCGTCTCACAACTCATTCCTGGGCAGCTGGGTGGCGATAACAGTAGCGATATGCGGATGTTCTACCAGTTCGTGGTCAGACCGCTGCAGAATCGACTGGCATTGGCTCTGGCTAACGAGTTCAACTTCGACTTCGGCTGGAACGTTAAGCCGGAAGACTTCAACTTCGGTAACCTGACCGAGGTCCTGCAGACCGCTGATGAGCAGCTCTTCATGCAAAACCGCAACATTGGAGCATAGAATTGTATCTTATTCCCATTAACAATCAACCACTTAAGAATACCAAAGGAGGTAGCGTGAATCGTAAACGCACCATTCAAAAGGGAGAACTTCGCAACGTGGAAGTCGAGTTAGTCTCGCTTCTCTTCGATGAGATGACTCCCGCCAATCAGAAGGGCTTTGTGGTCAAGAATGCCTCAGGCAGAAGCTTCGAACACAAGATCAACTCCACAAAGTTCAAGAGTGAAACGAGTGGCACTCAGGGACGGCTTTACGTCACTCTGATGGAACCCAACATCCACGACTCCCAAGGTGACTATTACACCCGGGAAGAGATTCAGAAGTCCTGTGATCACTTCGCCAAGCACGGCTTAGTTGGCAAGTGCGATGTGAATCACAATATGCAACCCGTACCGGAGTTCACCGTAGTCGAGAACTACATCCTCAAGACCAGTGACAGAGAGCATTTTCCCGATGCTAAAGTTGGCTCTTGGGTGCAAGTCCTCAAGTGCGAAGACCTCAACTCGGAACTCTGGCAGAAAGTCGAGAAAGGCGAGTTCAATGGAGTCTCGATCTACGGGCGAGCCGATGACTATCGCAACGCGGAAGCCAGCCTTGCCGAGATCAAGAACGAACTGGGCAGCTTGCGTAAGGTAGCGGAGCACAACAACAACTCCGAGCTGCAGAAGGGCATTACAGCCATCACTGAGAAGATCAGTGAACTTGAGAAGGGCAATCCGAATCTCCAGCTTGGCGATGCCATCCACAGCATCGAGAAGAGCCTCAAAGACCTCTCTGTCACCATGAGCAGAGCTATCTCCAAGAGCATTCCCGGTGAGCCTGATGCTAACCAGTCCAATGTGGACAAAGAGGTTACCATCGACGGCAACAAGATCATGGTCAAGGCTTCACATCGTGAGATATACAAAGGCATCTCCGATGTAGACTCTGGCAAAGCTATGAACATCCTGACAGCCAACACCACTTCTCTGTTCATCGATGAGGTGATTGGATCGCAGCCTGGTGATACTCTCTCGGATATCTCGGTACTGCCACTGCTGAAAGACGAGAAGATCGACGTCGGCTTGATCGATGACCTGGTCTTCAAGAACTCCCTCGATGGCGCTCTGACCGCTCAAAACGTGAGTACAGCCGATCTCTCCGTTCCCACCGGGATACTCAATGCTGAGTTCACTCTGGGACGTGACGTGGTCGAGTTCTACAAGGACAAGTATGGCGAAGATGCCTTCGGAGCCTATGTGGAGAACCACATCGCCAAGAAGACTGAGAAAGCCATCCGCTTGCTCCTCTTCAAGGGTGACCGAGCCTCTGCCACTGCCAAGATCAAGGCTCTGGATGGTGTGGTCAAACTGGCTACCACCGCCACCGACGTCACCAATCTCTCCAAGACGACCTACACCGACTGGGCTAAGCGCTTCGAAGCTGCTCTGCTGGCCTTCTCTGACGAGATGTTAGAAGAGCAAGAGAACTTCAAGTTCTACGTGGCTCACAAGGACTTGATCCGTATCCGGGCAGAACTTGCCAAGCGTGAGACCGGAGCCGGAGATCGCCTGCTGCTTGAAGGCGGCAACGTTTCTTTTGCGGGTATCCCGGTCAAACCCCGTCTCATGGATGCCGATTACATCATCGGCGGTCTTCCCAAATTCATTATCGTCGGCTATCGCACCGATGCCGAACTCAAAGTAGAACACCACGGAAGCGATTGGAAGTACCACTGGTACATCCGTATCCGGCCCGGTATCACCTACATCTCGGGCTTCGTGAAAGTGTTCAAGTTAACCACCTAAGCGAGTACAAGGAGACTCTATGGACTTCATCTTCGCCAATCAGGAGTTTATCCTCGGTCTGGTCTCAGCCCTGGTAGTCTGGATCATTTCCCGCACTACCGGCACACTGATCGACAAGGCCAAGGTTAACTCGGCTCTGGCTATCATCCTGGACATCATCCAGGATATCAAGATCAACCCTGCCACCAAGGACCTTGACGACTATGCCAAGAAGCAACTGGCGGTGGAGCGGGCTACCAAGTCCCTCCCGGCCAAGCAGACCAATGTCATTCTCAAGGTCTTCGGCACCATCGGAGGAGCCATCGAATACGTGTTCCACAACCGCAAATGGCTCTTTAGCATAGGCAAGGCGATCAAAGGGGTGTTCTGATGCCCCAGCCTATTTCGCAGCCTACCTATCCCTCCAACATGACCGAGGGTGACCTGAGCTTCAGCAAGCTCATGGATGTGTTGATTGCCGATTTCGTTTACTTCGGGATCGGCACCTACGACCAATTATCCATAGAGACGCTGTATGCCACTCAAGCCTCGGTCAAGACGGAACTAAGTACCAACTTCGACCTACTTGGTGAACTGGCCGAGAAACCCGGTAAGACGGACTCTAAGCTGACCAAGCTCAAGACCCGCAACTATACCATCCCGGGCAAGCGCACCAGTACAGTCGAACTCAACATCTCCGGACTCTCTACCAAGCAGAAGAACTTCCTGGAAAGCACCCTGTTCATGAGCAAGGATACCACCATCGTAGTGGCTTCCAAAGAACTGGATCGGGTGGTGATCTTCACCGGACTACGCTGGACAGTTGACTGGTCGGGAGAGGCTGACGGTCTCTTCAACGTAGTCATCTCCACCGAGTTCTCTGGAGTGACCTCCAACAAGATCTTCCTGCTCAAGGATATCCCTCCGGGAGTATAAGATCACTGCTCTTCGCAACTACACTCGAAAACAAGGAACTGCTATGGACTGCCAGTGCAAACCTGAGATCGCGGGGTCCTCGCAGCACAACTCGTTGTGCTGTGGGGTGCTCAAGGAGAAAATCGATTCGGTTCACGAGGAGATCTATGGCAATGGTGACAGCAACAAGTCACTGGTAACCAGAATGGCGAGAGTGGAGACGAATATGAAGATACTGCTAACCGTCTCCACCTCGCAATTCCTGCTCTTACTAGGCATTGCCCTCGAAATGTTCTTTGGTAAATAAGAAAAGGATTATTCTATGAAGCGAGAACCCAAACTCAGCTATAGCCAACTGCGGCAAATACTCTGTCTCACGATCTCGAATGCTACCTTGAAAGCCAAGCTTGAGGACTTCCTCTCCGGCAAGGTAGCCAAGGTGAGTGAGTTGGAACTGCTTGAATTGATCAGCCAATCGGAAGCCGATAAAGAGCTGATCCGCATCATCTCAAACCAGGACCCGGACAATATGGATGCACTTGAAGCACTGGAGCATATCTCCGCTTTTTTCGTCTATATCAGAGCCAACAAAGAGAGGTTCGCAAGTTGGCTCGGGAGTTTCGGATTGGCGGTAACGGCGTCTCCAAATACCCCTTCGAGAGGTTCGAAATGATCCTCCGTAGACTGGGCTTCACCAATGAAGACTTCAACAGCATGACTCTGCCCGAGCTATACCTCCGGCTCTGTATCACAGATCCTAAAGGAGACGCATAATGGATGCGATCATCGGCTGGATAGGCGGTAAACGCCTCCTGAGAAAAGTTATCGCTCCCTACGTTCCCAAGGACATCAAAGGCTATATTGAGCCCTTCGGGGGTGCTGCCTGGATGCTCCTCTTCAAGGACAAATGGGGCGATCTGGAAGTCTATAACGATCTCGATAACCGTCTGGTCAACCTGTTCATGCAGGTGAAGTACCATCCTGATGAACTGATCAAAGAGTTAGACTGGTTAGTAGCCAGCCGCAAGCTCTTTGGCGATATCCTCAAGCAGGAAGGCCTTACAGAGATACAGAGAGCTGCCAGATTCATGTATCTGATCACCAGATCATTTGGCTCAAAAGGTGACAGCTTCGGCACCTCTCAGAAGCGTGGCACATCCAGCATGTATAATCGTCTGGAGCGCATCAAAGAACTGCATCGAAGACTGGATATGGTCATTATTGAGAACCTATCCTATGAGAAGGTGATTGAGAAGTATGACACCAAGAGCAACTTCTTTTACTGCGATCCGCCTTACATGCTCGGTTATACCTATGAGAACAGCAAGCAGTTCAGCCATGAAGATCTCTGCAAGAAGCTGAAAGGCATCAAGGGACGCTTCATCCTCAGCTATGATGATAACCCTGAAGTCCTCAAACTCTACAAGGGCTATGATATCAAGCACGTCACCAGAACCAAGGGCATCAACCGCAAAGTAGGCAAGTCCGAGTTCAATGAAGTGATCATCGCCAACTTCAAACTGGAGGAGCAATGAACTCGATAATCTCATGGGTTGGCGGTAAGCGTATCCTCCGCAAGAAGATCCTTCCACTCATCCCTAAGCATGACATCTACTGTGAAGTCTTTGGCGGTGCAGCCTGGATACTGTTCGGAAAGAGTGCCAACAAGGAAGACTGGCAGTTGTCCAAGAAGAGCCGCTATACTGAGGTCTATAACGACATCAATGGCGATCTGGTAAACTTCTGGAAGTACATCAAGAACCACCCGGAAGCCTTCGTAACCGAACTGAACAACTACCTGATAGCCAGGGAGATGTTCGATAACTTCATGAAGCATGAGCCCAGAACCGAGTTGGAGAGAGCAATCAAGTTCTACTATAACCTTGCTTGCAGTTATGGCTCAAGATCCAAGAACTTCTGCGTTAACCAGGGCTACAAGTATATGCCCCTGAGGAATCTGGACAAGGTGAAAGAAGCCTCGGAACGATTGCGCCATGTGATCATCGAAAAACAGCCCTGGGAGAAGATCGTAGCCCGGTTCGACCAACCCCACACGTTCTTCTACCTGGACCCTCCCTACTATACAAAGGAGCACATCTATGAACGTGAAGACGCGGACGCCTTTAACCAGCATGAAGAGCTGGCAGAAGCCTTGAAACAGATCAAGGGCAAGTTCCTGCTATCCTACAACAACGATCCTTACATTAAGAAGCTATACGATGGCTGCATCATTGATGAAGTCGAGACGCAGTACTCTGTGTCTGGTGCTTTCCAGACTGAAACAGAATTACTCATAAGAAACTACGACTTGTCTCAATGACTATTATCGAAAGAACATGAATTATGATTTTCTAGGAGGAAGCACCTGGTGCCAGTGTACAAATCATCTCTCGAAGCTCTTTCACTCGCTGACTATTGTGAGAATCTTGAGTAAGAGATGTAAGAGTGCATCCACCTTCTATGATTACTGCCCATTGATTACCAGATTGGGCAACATCTATGGTAAAGTGCACAGGATAATTAGTTGTCAACCAACGCATTGGTTCCTTAGCAGTGAAAGAAAAACCACCAGCATTGCTGACAAGTAATTCGTACTTTAGTTTCATGCGTTCAAGAGATTTACGTACGGCTGCTTCGAGCTCTCCCTTATTGCCGTCATACTTAAAACTTGCTATTGCCTTTTTAGCCATGATAGACTCCTTAAATGTTTTGCTACCCATCCAATTATCACTTCATGAAATGTCAATTAAATACTTATGCCCGACCTAACCTTTAAACTCGTCCTCGTCACCAATGATGCCAGTCTCAAGCTTGCAGAAGTCCGGCAGGAGGCGGAGTCTGCCCAGACTGCGGTGGAGAAACCTACTCAGGTCAAGATCACTGCTGAACAAGCACTGGCTACGATCCGTGACGTGAAGATCGCAGTCGATGGAGTGATCCAGGTGGTGGGTGGTCTGGTTAGATCTATGAATGGTCTGCTGGATGCATCACTCGGTCAAAGACAGGCTATGACATTGGCTTCAGTAGCCTTTGGCGAAGCTGCGGGTGAGATGGGCAACTTCGCTTCATCCATGCAGCAGGTCACCAACTTTGAAGATGACAAAATGCTGTCACTCATGGCTAAGCTGTCTCAGACCTTCAAACTCAACAAGGATGAGATTCAACAGCTCGTGCCAGTTCTGTTAGACTTCACTGAAGCCAATAAAGCCACCGGGATGAGTGTTGAGAGTGCATTTGATCTCATGGGTCGTGCTCTGAACGGGCATACTGAGATGTTGGGCAGATACGGCATAGAGCTGGATGATACTCGCTTGAAGACAGAAGGGGTATCATATCTGGTGGAGAAGCTAGGTGAGGACTATGGCGGAACTGCAACTGCTCTGGCTGATCTCAGGCTGCAGAATGCCAATGCCTGGGGTGACATCCAAGAGACAGTGGGAGATATGCTAACCACTCTGATCAATCCCCTCCTCAAAGGCTTGAAACTGCTCATGGATGCCTATAACAGCCTGTCTCCGGTGATGAAAGGCTTCGTAGCCGGAATCGTAATCGCCATCCCCATTATCGGAACAGTCACCACTGCGGTAACCGCTCTAACAGCAGCTTACCATGCCCTGCAGGTAGCCATGAACCCGGTTGCAGGGATCATAGGTATAGCTGTAGGAGCATTGTCAGCACTTGGTTTCGGTCTGGCTGCGGCTTCCATGAAAACTGATGAGGTTACCTCTGCTCAGAGGAGCATGAAAGACGAGATCAAGGATGCAGAACGTCAGGTATCGGTGGAAGCCGAGAAGTTCAGTCTCCTGGCTAACCGCTTGCTTGAGCTTAGATCTGCCACCTCATTAACTGCAGCTGATAAACGAGAGATGAAGAACGTCATCAAGTCTCTGAATGACAACTACTCGGAGTATCTTGGTAACATCAACTTGGAAACCACAGCCTACAATAACCTGGCTACTGCTCTGCGTAACGCCTCCGATGCTCTGGTGCAGAAGAAGATCTCGGAGATCTACGGTGAGAGATATAATGCCCAGATCAGGAGGGTAGCTGAACTACAGATAGAGGTCGACTCACAACAGGAAGAAGTTGATAGGGTTCGAGCCCGTAGACAGCAGCTAATGAACTCGGTGGACTGGGAGTTCCTGACCAGTGACCGTAATGCTATGGGCTTCAATCCTGCCACATACTTCGGTAATGATGGTGAGTGGCTTAAGTTAGAAAGACGGCTCAACCAGTTCGGAGCATTAACCGGACAACTGCAGGCTGCCAAGAATGATCTACAGCAGATAGGCGCAGCATATAGACAGGCAATGTTGGACGCGCCTGACTTGAGTTTCAATCCCGGTGGTGGATCAGGAGGTGGTGCATCAAGCCCTGCACCTAATCCAGCCGCATCCGAAGCAGAAGCCAGACGCAGGGAAGCGTTACGTTTGATGGAAGAGCTTGCCCGATTAAGGCAAACAGAGACAGATCGAATAGCAGCTGAATACCAGAGAAGGCTGGCTCTGATCAGGGAGTTCACTCAGGATGGCAGTGATGCCGAACGTCAGGCCATTGAGAACCTGGATGCCTGGAAGACTCAGCAGGATAATGAGCTTACCACCAAAAAGAAGGATGCTGTCCAAGCCAGATACAAGGCTGAGATCGACTACTTCTCCAATCTGGAGAATCTGGGAGTCAACTCCTATGACGCTCTCAAAGCCAGCATGGAGGAGTATTATGCTTGGGCTCAGCAGAACCTTCCGGAGAAAGAACAGCAGCTTATCCAGGCTCAGATTGCCGAGGTCAATGCCCGTAATGCCAAACTGCTCCAGGAACGTCAGGATGAAGAGCGAGCCAAACTGCAGGAACTGCAGGACATCAGAGACGAGTTCTACTCTCGTGACCTTGATAACATCGGTGATAGCTACAGCAAGCAGCTTCTGGAAGTTGATAAGTACTATGAGAAGATGAAAGCCAAGCTCCTGGAAGCCGGTTATACTGAAGTGGAGATCGAACGGCAGAAACAGGAGACACTGAACACACTCAGAACGAACCATCAGCTTCAGGTAGCAAGTGGCATCTCCAAGATCTTCGGTGACCTTGCTTCGGCTCAGGATAAGGATACCGAGCGTGGCTTCAAGCTGTGGAAGGCATCAGCAATAGCTCAAGGTTATGTGGATACCTTCTCTGCCACCATTGGAGCCTATAAGTCCATGATAGGCATTCCCGTAGTGGGACCCGGACTGGCAGTGGCGGCTGCAGCGGCTGCGATGGCTGCCGGGATAGCCAACATCGCCAGGATCAGTGCCACCAAGTTCGAGAAGAAAGCCACTGGTGGTCTCTTAACCGGGCCCTCCCACAATCAGGGAGGCATCCTGATCGAAGCCGAGGGTGATGAATACGTCACCGCTAAGGATAGGGTCAAAGCCCTAGGCAGGAACCTCTTTGACTTCCTCAACTTTGCCCCTCTGGAACAGGTGAAGCTTGCCTTTGCCGGGATGCCTGTTCCCTCAGTGCCTATTCCCAGTAACCTGGGCTCATATTATGCCGCCGGGGGCACTATCTCTTCCGGAGGCGGTATGAATACCCTCATCGATCTGATTACCACCCTGAAAGATGAAATCGTCTCCCTCAAGCAAACAGTCATGGACTCCAAGCCCATCATCGAAGTCAATGTCGATCCCCTTTCCAATGATCCGGTTAAGGTCTCGGAGATAGCCGATACCGGCAAGATGATCAGGAGTGAGATCTAATGCCTAACCTCTTCAAGATCGACTTCATTCAAGGCAAGACCGATGCTTCTGACTATAACCAAGTAAAGCATAGCCTGGAAGATACGGCTACTAATAGAGCCATCATCAGCCTATCCGTCTCTGCCGATAAGCTGCAGTCGGTCTCCAACTACAGCCGTGAACCCAAGCGGCTAGTCTTTGAGTGCTTTCCCACTGCTTGGATAGAGGAAAACATCCTCAGTGGCAGTAACGAGCATGAGCGTTACATATCTCACTTCGAGGTTAGGGTCTATCGGGATAACTCATTGTTCTTTACAGGCATTATAGACACATCACAACTGTCCTTTGATGTGTCATCGGGAGTGCTCAAGATCACCTGTTACGATAAGATCAAGCTGCTTTCACTGTTCTCCGACCTTACTCACTATTACTCGCTTACGGCTGGTTATCAGCCCCAATGGATACTCGCCTACTTTATACAAGACATAGAGCAGAAGATACAGATCAGCATTCCATACTCCAACCAGTTCACTATCCCAACTTTGAACATCAGTTCCGATAGCGTCCTGACCATTGCCCACATCGACTTTGATGACCTAATTCAATTTCCCAACCCCACCGGTGGCTGGACTTACAGTTATGACAGCTCAGGCTGGCCGGGTCCTTTCTGTGGCTTCAGGATCGATACTGTAGTAAACCGCATCAGTTTTGTATTTGCCTATAAGAAAGTGATCAAAGCCACTTATCCCAATCCTGCCACTACCAGATACCAAGGCCGTTATCGTGGACGCATCTACAAGTTCTTCAATAACATCTGTCCTGTTGTTATTGAGTATGATGAAAAGACCGACTGGGTGGAAGATCTGGCTTCACTGGAAAACGCTGCCAATGAGTTTATCGGCTTCTATATTGAGAACGGTATCTCCGAGACTACCCTCTATAATGGATTAGTATCCGTAGGCTCAATAGATGGTCGGAACTATGGCAGCAGTCATTACATTGGCCACTGGGTCGAAGCTCATTTTCATGGCAATCTCTTCCCGGCTATGCTGTTTCCGGGCAAGGCCTATGAGAACTACAATGATGAGCAAACCGATAACCTAAAAGCTCTGCAGGCCATGCTTATGCTCTATAATGCCACCATCTTCTCCGATCCCGAGGGACACATTGTGCTCAAGAACAAGGATGCCTATGCCAGTGCGATAATTGATATTGATGCGGATGATGTAGTCAGCTTCGTCAGCAAACGGGGCAATCCGGAGAAGCCGGAGATCAACTGTCTGGATATCCTGGCAGGCGATACAACTCAACTGCAAGGCTTTATCAAAGACTACCTGATCGACTTCCATAACTCCAAGTGGAGCTGCGAAGCTACCATCGATCAGCTCAGTAAATACAACCTTTCTCTCCAGTCCAAGCTGCGCATCCAGAATAAGATCTATGCGATAACCGAACTGGAGCGAAACTACATAGATGATGAATACAAGGTGAAGGCATGGCTGTTATAAAGGGCTTCAAGCTCATCCGCTGGGCTGATGAGGGCATCTATTACTTCTTCTGCCCCAATGGGCAGATCGAGTATAACCCATCCCAAAAGTACCGTATCGAGAAGAAGAACGCCTATGATCCCACTATCATTCATAGAAGGGAGGCCTATCGGGAGGACTCTTTCGATCTGGAAGCGGTACTCGAACCAAGCGAATACTACGGTCTGATGAACTTCCTC